TGAGCTTTAGGAAAATTGATACGAGCAAATGTGTCGTAACTGGAGTTCTTGACAAAACTTATCTTGCCATTGAAGTCACGGATAACTTGATAGGTTTCTTTGCCTTGACTATTTTGACTTAACCATAAACGATTAACAACTAAACTTTGACGCAGTTTAACATAAGGGTCACTGAATCTAACAACCTGTAGACGAGGGCCAGTTACAGATAGTTTACTAACAGCAATGTCAGCACGGCCATCTCTGATTTGTTCGACAACTTCTGCAAAACTTTCTGCATCGCGTCTGAACTGTACAGGTACTCCAAGTAATACTCCAATACGTTGAGCAATCTCAACGTCAAGACCGTGAATGTTATCGCCTTCTCCGGAGAAGAAAGGAGGAACATCTTTTTTGGTCATTGCTACAACAAGAACATTGGCTTTCTTGATTGCGGCAATATCAGTGGGCAGTGGTACAGTTGACGTCGGAACTTGTGCATGAACAATAGACGAAAACAATACAAGTAGGGTTAAGAATAGTTTTTTCATAAAGTTATTTATAAAATAAAATATTATAAACCACCCATATTATATTACATACAGATTAAAAGTGGCGGACTCCGAAGGGCCTATAGGGTCTCCGCCTAACCTTCAAGGGCCTCTCACCCTGACAACCTGCTACGCAGATTTACCCCTTTCAGATATGGTATTTAACTTCTACTGGGGCGCCAGCAACTGACCCAATTTGCATTACTAGGAGATGTACCGCCGGGATAACTCACAGTTATATCTCCATCATCGGGATTGTTACTTCCACCTTTTGGAGTTTGATTACCTCCAACGAAGGTAAAACCGGCACCTTTTTTCTCGTAGACAAAGTTTACGTGTCTATAACTCCAGAATGCAATATCTCCAGGTTGTGCTTGTTCTTTAGGTACTTGTGTGGCACCCCAACGTCCTGGATTTTGTGTGATAGCCGCCGCACTGGCAGTAGGTACCCATTTATATCCAGAGGATTTCAATGCGTAGTTGACAAAGCCCATACACCAGGCTGTTTGGTCAGTATTCCATGGACTAGCAGTAGCACCTGGGAAGTTTAGATATGACCATATACCTGTAATGTTGGGATTACTTGCATGACCTCCTTGTCCGGTTTCACGCCATTTGCCTTGAGAGGCTTCGCTTAACTTCTGTTGCAAGAAAGGAATAATATCACTAAATTCTTTACCTGCTAGATCTCCAGGAACTCCTGGATCGGTACTAGCATCATCTGCTGTACCAGAATAGTTACCTTTTACACCATCGGCGGCTGCGGCAGGATTACTGTAAGAATTGGGATTACCAACATAACTTTCGGTCAGTGCTTTTGTGTTTGCAACGAAATTTGGATCTCCAAATTTAACGTAGGAAGGAGAAGAGGAAGAAGCAGTAGAATTAGGATCACCATGCCAACTGCTGTTTCCGGCAAACACGTCTAGACTACCAGCCGCTAGAGTTTCACTGCCGTCACCTACCCTACCTAAAGCCTTATTGTTTACAAAAACAGTAGGAGCCCCTGCACTTAAAGGAACTTGATGTCTGGCAGAGCAATTTCGACCACCATAAGCATGTACAGTATCATTATCACCTTGACGGACAACTCCAATCTTGTTGGCAAATACATTGCCCGATCCTTCGGCCATTGTTGTTGACCCGTCACACCCGTGATTGGTAGTTACTGAATCTCCTATCCTAGACACAGCAGGCATACTGTTCTCCTAAAACAGTATTTACGCTAGGGCAATACCTGTGGTACCTTGGATGTATTGATCAGAGGCATCTTTCTTACTGGGAATAACAAAGAACAAGTGACTCTTTTGTAATGTAATAGTTTCGGAATCACCTAAGAATACCCAAGGAATCATACCCAGCCCGCCCTGACCCATTGTCAATGCCAACGGTCTGTTGATTGTAACAGTATCAGCATCTTCGCTTTCGTAACGTGCGATAATTTCATCACCATTGATAATTTTAATGCTAACGACCGAGCCGCTAGTGATTGGTTTTTTAAGTAACATATTAATCCTTTGTTATAAATTCTGTTGTCATTGGGAATATTTCAGCGATGACCCTAGCACATTCGAGTGCTACTAATTGATGTTCTTTTTGTGTGCCATTGGCTGAACGTAGTTCAATAAAATGTATCCAACTACGTAATGTGCCGTTCATATAGATACGACTTTCAATTAAGCCTTCAGGTAGTACAGCACGAGCCTGCTCTTTGGCAATGCCTTTTTCAATGGCCCATTCATAGGTAGTCCTGGCCTGATTAATCACATTCTGTTGCATCTGTTCCCACTGATATTGTAGGAATCTATCAGCATCATTATTTTGGATATCTAATTCTACGCTGTTTTGTCTATTCTTCTCGTCTTGTTTTCGTGCATCTCGATGTACGAAGTTAAGATCCTTTGTTGGATCAGCGTAACGCTGGCTGAACTCTTGGAATGAGAAACTTCTGTGTCTAAGGATCTGTCGTGCAATGTCCCGTGTTGTGGTAATTTCGAGACAGGCTGAGACCATTTCGAGAGGTGACCAGTGCTGGTGTTTGATAAGGTATCGTATAAGTTTTTCGGATGTTTCCGTATTGAGTTGATTGCTTGGATTGGACACACGGGCGCAATACGCAATGAGTTCTTGAGCATCATATATTCCTTCGCTAGCCAATTGGCGGCTAGGCTTACTTGATGAAATTAATTTAACTTCCATTTTAACCTCGGGCTACTTGATTGATTTCGTTTTTACGTCGATTATTTTCACGTTCTAGAAATGTAAGTCGTTTGTTTAGTTCAAGGACCTGCTGTTCCATGCGTTTTAGTTGTTGCTCAAGTTGAGCAATTTTTGGATCACTTTGTTGGTTCGGGATTGTCATGACAAAGTTTTTCCATTAATTTATAGTGATCGTAGGCTTTTTTAAGTGCGGCAAACTTTTCAAGGCGTTCCGGAGTAGGCTCTTGTATAATAGCCAGTCGGTCTTCAATATTTTGTAAAAAGTCACCAAGTTTACGGCCTTTCCATGTAATGTCTCCTTCAAACTCGGCGTTACCTGTAACCTGTAATGAACTATTACTCAAATTACCGATTGTGTAGTTTGAACTAGGTATAGACCAAGTTCCATTAGAACCAATGCTAGTGCCAATGGTAGTTCCCATATTACTACCAATAGACAGACTAGAAAGATCAATAGACGACAGACCAGATATTGTAATTGTATCAAGACTGGGAATGTCTTTTACTTCTTGGGCAATTACCCCAACAGATTTACAACCTTGTTCTTGTTCTTTAACTTCATCAGGAGTGACTTTAAATAAAGCCGCCTTGAGTTCTTCTAGTTTATCCATTTAAGCGAGTCCTTAATTCTGTAAAGCCCCCAACTAACTGATCATCTAAAAATATCTGAGGCAATGTTCTAGCATTAGGTACTGCTTCTATCAATTGTTCTCTTGACCAATCTTTTTCAATGTTGCGTTCTTCAAACTCAATACTTTTTGCTGTTAATAAGTTTTTTGCTTGGTCACAAAAGGGGCAACCGTTCTTACTCCATACAATGGCTTTCATTATTATCCTTTTATAGTTCTGGTAATTCTTCTAACGATACATTATCGCTCATAACACCAATAACATAATTGGTGCTTTCGTTTTCTTGTAACGCGGTTTGTTTCTTGTTGATATTTACATGCTTGTTAAACCAAGGAATAGGACTTTGGCGTGGATGTTCTTCAAGGTACTTGATTCCTATATCTTTTAGTCTATTAAAGGCAGTATAATCGACAAATTCTTTTAGAATGTTGGCATTTAAACCAATAACAACTCCTTTACTGAATAGGTATTCAGCCCAGGCCTTTTCTTCTGCTATAACACTCATATACATAGCATACACTTCGTCCTTACATTCTTCAACCAGATCGGCAAAATCTGGATCATCTTTAATTACATTGTTGATTAACCAAGCAGTCCATTCTGCATGTAACAATTCATCCTGTAGAATTAGGCTAATGATGTTACCGTTGCCAATGTAGATCTTATTTTCAACCATCGCTAAACTAGTGGCAAAACTTACCATGAAGCGTAGAGCCTCCAATGCGTAAGAAGCATGTAGTGCGAGCCAGATTGCCCGTTTATGAGTGCGGAGTTCAATTGATTCCCCCAGTTCCTTACGACAATTAAGGCTATGCAGGTCCTCATAGTAACGACCAATATTAGCGGCCATATTAACGATTTCAGCCGTGTCGTGGATTTTGTTGAATTCTTCTTTAGGTACCCCATATACATTCCTTATGATATGACTATAACTCTTGCTGTGGATATTTGTCTCAAAGAAACTCCAATTACTTACGAGGGCTTCCAATTCTGGAATTGAAATTACAGGCGAGAACACTTGATTAGGAGCACGACCTTGGATTGAATCCAATGCTGTTTGTCTTAACAGGTTACTGGTAAAAATATGTTTGATAGCATCCGACGCTTCCTTGTGATCCATTTTATCTTTGGTAAGAGAGATCTCTTCTGGAACCCAAAAGAATCCACGAGCCAGTTCTTCAAACTTAGCGATCTTAGGATACTTGACTTCTTCAAATCGTTGTACTGTTACAGGACCTTCTGGGTCTAAAAACATCTTACGCTTAAGGTAGTTTGTTTGTTTTGTTAAATTGTACTGTTCTTTACTCATAATTTACATGCCTCGCAATCATCTTCTAATTCGTTATATATTAAAACATTGTCCGCCGCGTTAATAGCATGTCCGTTGATACCGTTTACATGTGTTATAGCATTGGTATTTGTAACGCTGGCTTTAGCACCAACTTTATTGATTAAACTATAGTATACAGTCTTTAATCCCCATTTGTAAGCCAACATGAGATTTTTGGCAATTAATGTGCCAGGTACCTTGCCTCCCTCAAAGTGTGCCGGATTATAGAATGTGTTCGTTGATAAACTTTGATCAACATAGGCACCTAATACACAGGCTGTCTTTAGATAACCTATACAGTCTGTTTGATCCCACATCAACTGATAACGATTTTTTAGACGTTTGTATTCCGGAACTACCTGCACAAACGATCCAGCCTTTGATTCCTTAACACTGATCATTTCCATTGGCATTTCAATACCATTGGTAGAATTTAATACTACCGAACTAGATTCTACCGGTGCAATAGCCATTAGGGTTGCATTACGAATACCATATTTTTTAATATCAGCACGTAAGGCTTCCCAATCTAGGCTAGGTGTAAAATCAGTTAATTCGTTTACTCCTTCGTTACGTCTTTCCCATGGAAATACTCCTTGACCGTAGTATGTGTACTGACTACGTCCGCACGGCCCACGTTCTTGGGCAAGCTCGACACTTGCTTCGGTTAGGTAGTATGCTTGGTGCTCCATCCAACGTTTAACTTCTGCTAATGCATCAGTATCACCGTACTTGTAACTACGGCGAGCATGCCAATAGGCCAAGTTAGTTACACCTACACCTAACGGTTCGAAATCATCGTTGGCTAGTTTACTTTGTACTGACAAGAAGTCTTGATAGTTTAGTAAGTTACTTAGGCTACGAACTAACACACGACAACATTTTCTCATCTCCTGTGGGTTACGGAAGGCACCCCAGTTGATACTGCCAAGAGTGCAAAGAGCAATGCGTCCCGTTGGATCTTCAATTCTCTGGAAAGGCTTTGTGGGTAAAAGTATCTCTTGGCATAGATTTGATTGATATATCGGGTCAAGGCGTGTATCAAACGGGCCCTGGGCAATAACGTTGTCGATGTTGACAAGATAGATGCGCCCAGTATCAGTACGTTCTTTAAGGATGCCATTTTTGAATATCTCATCTGCTGGTACAACTTTCTTTTTTTTTGTCTTGTC